GAGTTGGATAAAGCACCTGCAAAACCAAACCCAACAAAAACAAAAACAGAATTTAATTTAACAAACTTCTTAAAAAAACACTAAAATGAGCAAAAGAGAATTTACCAAGAAAATTAAGACAGCTTTCGGCTACGATGTAGCGGATGCAGCTACTTATATCAACATGGAATCATCAGAGTTGATTCCTCAATTGATTGAATCATCTACTTTCCTATCAAGAGTAACAGTAGATCAAGAATGTACTAAAAACACAACTAAGAAAATCAAAGTATGGGATTTGACTATGGACATTGAAGCACTTTCTGCTTGTGATGTTTCTGATAGTGGAGGTTCTATTGATTTTTCAGAAGTTAACGTTACTCCTGTATTGGTTGGTTCTAATGACTTCTATTGTAATGATGACCTAAACACTAAATGGACTGCTCTTTTACTTAGAAGCGGTGCTAAAGATGGTTTAATGGAACTTCCAGCATCTCAACAAGTAACAGCAGTTTACGCAATGTTATTGAAAAAGCAAGTTGAAGATAAAATCTGGTTGGCAGATACGGCTGCTGTTTCACCAACTTTGAATATGTTTGATGGTCTTTTGAAGCAATTTAAAAACGACCCTAATATCCCTGCTTATGGTAACGGTGCAGCGGTTACTTCATCTAACGCTTTGGATATTGCAAAAGGTGTTGCAAGAACAGTATCATCTAAAGTTTACGATAACGGAATTGATTTTGAAGTTTTGATGTCGCAAACTGACTTCGAATTGTTGATTGACAATATTTTGGCTGATAACAACTACTCTTATACTGCTGAAGTATCGGGAGAAGGAAACGAAAGAAGCATTGCAATTCCAGGAACATCTGCAAGAGCAAGAATCCAAAGACAACTTTCAACTGGTGAAATTTACGCAGTACCTTATCAATATGTAGTTGTAGGAACAGATGCAAGTTCAGATTTAGATGCGATTTCAGTTGATTTCTTGAATGAGCAATTGAAGTTGAGAGTAATGACTAGAATGTTCTTAGACGTTGCTTACGCTAGACCTGAGTATTTCGCTAAGTACGAAGAAGCTGCATCTTAATTATTAATCTTAAAAACTAAAGAATATGTCTTGTGAATTAACAAGCGGATATACTAAGCCCTCCTGTGCATCCATAGGGGGGTATAAGTCCGTAACATTTGTACCACATTCAGGAATTGAATTAACTGTTGCTAACAACCTTGTTACTGCGGTTACTCAGACTTTGAATGCTTATCAGTTTACTCCGGATGTTGCTTCTGGTATGGCTGATGAAAACGCTACTGGATCACGTGAGAATAACACTAACGTATATGAGCAAAACGTAATGGTAATGTTGAAAGATAACTCAACAGCGACTATCCAAAAAAGGGATGCGCTTTGTACGGGTTATTGGATGGCTATTGTAGAAGATAACAACGGTTTATACCGAGTTTATGGATGGAAGAATGGTTTATTTAACGCTTCTTCGACAACTACAACAGGTCAAGCATTGGCAGACATGGCAGGAAGTACTATTAACCTTGCATCTACTGAGCAGGTTTCAGCTCCTTTCATTTCAGCGTCTGACGTTGCAGATATCATCGCTTACGTATCTTAAAAAAACTAAGGGGGTGAAAAGCCCCTCTTAACTTTATGTTGTATCTTAATTTAGATAGTACTAGCCGGGTGTGTGTTGAAGCAAATGAGCTTAATACATCCGGTTATTATTTATGGAGGGTAGTGAACGAGCAAACCAAAGCGGAGGTAGTGGGTTATTTAACTGCGGAGGAGGTGTCCGATAGATTTGCAGAGTTCTTAATTGACCTACCAAATGACCTGAATATTACAATTTCAGGAGATTACACCTATTACATTTATAATGGTGATGGGAATAGCATTATTTACAGTAATTTCACTACCTTAGAAGTGGGTAAAATGCGTATCAATGAGTAAGAAAAACAACGCCTTATTTAACTTTGGCAAAACATATACCGTTCCACTTGCAAAAGAGGACGAAGACAAAAGCAAAAATATTATCCAATGGGGAAAAGACAACCTTTATCCTCAATGGGTTAACTATATTTTTTATCAATGTGCGGTTCATCAGGGAATCATACAAGGAAAGGTATTTTACACGATCTCAGCAGGGTTAAAAGAAACGGCAACTAATAGAGATGTTATTAATTTAGTTAAACCAGTCCTACATGGTATTGACTTAAACCTAGAGTTGGCTGATTGTTATTATGTGAAGTGTAGATTATCCCCAGACAGAACAAGAATTGAAAAGGTGCAGCACGTTCCTTACGAATGGGTGAGGGTTACTTGTGATGGTAATTTTAGAGTATCGCAGGATTGGACAGATTCAAAGGTTGAGATTTGGGATTATCCAAGTTACGAGAATAAAGAAGAAGACGATTTAACCTTTTTATTTCAGTTCAAGGTAGAACCTATGCAACAGTTGGTTGAATTTGATAAAAAGGACGTGACTTATAACTATTACCCTGTACTACCTTATTCGGGTGCGGTTAAATCTATCCTTTCAGATATTGAAATAACTAACTACACGCTATCGGAGGTGGTTAATAATTTCTCTTTAGGCACTCTTTTACAACTCAACAACGGTGAGCCTAAAACAGTAGCGGATAGGGAAGACTTAGAAGATAGAATTTTAGAAACAGCAACGGGGTCTGACAACGCAGGAGGTGTGTTTATTACTTTCGGTGATGGAAAGGACACCGAGCCGACCGTAGTACATTTGAACGGTAACCAATTACACGAAAGATACGTTACTTTAAGCGAAGACGTAAGAACAAACATTTTGAGAGGACACAGCGTTAATAGTGGTGAGTTATTCGGATTTGATAAAGGCGGTAATTTCAACGCAGATACTTTAGATTTTGCTTATTGGATGTTTTACGAGACTTACATCAAAGTAAGACAATCACAACTTTTGAAGTTTGTTAATTTTGTGGCTAAGTTCAACGGGGTAAGTGAGCAAATGGAGTTTAACAAGGTAGAGATACCAAAGATAGGACAAGCAGAACCAACACCACAACCACAAGCGACATTCTCAAAAGACGATGCAACTATGCGTGTATTGGCTGAGTTTGCAACTAGAGGAGTAAGTAAAGATTCAATCGAGATACTTGCTAAGGAATCATACAACGATTCAGAACCATTTAAAGAGGTGTTCGCACCTGCGTTAGATGAAAAAGGCTTACAGGTGCTTAATTTGATTGCTAACGGTGAATCTTTCGATGCTATTGCAAAAGCAACGGGCATTAACCCTATGGAGTTGTCTAAAATCTTCAATCAATTAAAGCAAGGTGAACACATTGACAACGACTACAAGATTACAAGAACGGGAAAATTAGCGGTTATTCGTTCCGATGTTAAAAGAATGAAAATTATGTATAGTTACGAGGTGAAACCGGGATACGAAGAAGGTGCAAACGGTGAACGAGGTGAGATAATTTCCACCACTAGAGACTTTTGTAGAGAATTGATTACACTTAACAGACTATACACTCGTGAAGAGATAGACCAAATAAGCGCAATTATTGGAACTGACGTTTGGCGTTATCGTGGTGGTTGGTATCACAACCCTAATACAAATAAAAATGAACCTTCATGTCGTCATGAATGGTCGCAAAACTTAACTTTTATATAATGGCTACTTTTTTCGCAACAATAGACGATATTAAAGAGTATTCTTTTATTCATACAAACGTAGAAACTAGCGTACTATCTACGTGCCTTGTAAGAGCGCAAGATACATTCTTACAATCTGCACTTGGTTCGACCTTTTACGCTCATTTAAAAAGCGCAATTGCAGGAAGTACCACAACGGCAGCAGAAGATACTTTAATCGAAGGAACTTTATTAGACTATCTTCGTGTGGCTTGTGAGATTCAAGTTTGCACATTTGTAAATTGGGAGCTTAGAAATAAGTCGGTGGGCAGTTCAAACGATGAATACCAGACAGCTGCAACTTGGGATACCGTAGAGAAACTTAAAGCGAATTTGTACAAGGATTTGCAGACCTATAAAACATTAATGGTTGATTTTATCGAAGATAATATTTCAGACTATCCGTTATATCAAGACAACTGTAACGAAGTCGAAGATACAGATAGTTATTCAAGGGTTTTTTC